CCGGGTGGGGAGAGCGTTTGGAAAACGCTCGGAAAGAATGTGTTGGAGGGGGAATAAGAAAGAGTGAGAGTGGGGTTTACATTCCTGACCAGCAGGGGTGTTTTGAAACGACTCAAGGTGAAGGTGGCACGCTTGCTACGTGTCCTTCCAAGACTTCCGACGACGATTCTCTCGTCAGGTTGGGAGTGGCAAAGACTAAGGGAAAGCTTCGTGTTGTAACGATGCAATCCGCCCGTGTCAAACGGGTCTTGACTCCGGTTCACAACGCCTTATACGACCATCTATCGTCCTTCGGATGGCTCGTTCGTGGAGATGTAAAGAAGGAAGACTTCTTGGCTGTTCTCAATGACAGGAAAGACGGGGAGGCGGTTATCAGTGGGGATTATGAATCAGCCACTGACAAGATTTATCTTGAAGCCGTCGATGTCATTGTCGAAGAACTGTCGAAGGATGCTCGGTTGAGCGAGAATGAGAGAAGCGTCTTGTTGGGCTCCTTTTCAAACCTCAGGTGGTTAAATCCCCACACAGGTTTGATTAGGCCAATTAAGAGGGGGAGTATGATGGGGAACTTGGTGAGTTTCCCATTGCTCTGCCTACTCAACAAGGCGTGTTTCGATATCGCCAGCGATATCGCGAGGGGGGCAGGGGCTAATCGCGTTGGTCGTTTCAACGGCGATGACTGCATTTTTGCAGGTGATCGGAAGTTCTTTTCCCTCTGGAAAGAGGTGACTGGAACTTTCGGACTTTGTGTCAATGTTGAGAAGACCGGCTACTCAAACATCTCCGCGGATTTGAACTCTCAGAGTTTCTTCATCCGTAGAGGCCAGTTGGCCCCTAAACCCGTCCTTTCGTTCTTCCGACCTTGCAGGAAGGAACCTGGTTGTCTCTTGACAGAGGTTCTCAATGGGCTAAAAACTTTTCGCGGCGAGGTGGTAAGCCTTGTCGTGAATTGTTTGATGCGCTTTGAGATATCTGCTAGGCAGATAGACTTGTCGACTCTATCCAGAAGAGAGTACCAGATCCTTTCCAAGAAGTCTTGGTTTCGCCGTGCCTTGACGGACGGTGCGGCCCCCACAATTAAGAAAGGCGTACGCCGAAGTGTCGAAATGGTCATAGGGCCGCCTCCGAAGGCCTCCCTATACGGTGTTTTTGACATTATGGCGAAGGACG